CAACTAATAACAGGCTAAATTGACAGACTTCTATACAAATGTACAATCTCTTGGTGGCAAGATTCTCTACCGTGGTATCATGGGTGGTAAACGTGTTCGCCAACGGGTTGACTATGAGCCATCTCTTTATATACCATCTAAAAAGGTAACTCAGTATACCACACTAGATGGTAATTACCTTGACAAAAAAAGATTTGATGGCATTTATGAAGCTAGAGAATATGTAAAACAATTTGATGGTGTTTCTGGTGGTACCAAAATCTATGGTAATACCAGATATGAATATGCCTTTATTGCCGACCAGCATAAAGAAATGGTCGATTGGGACATGGATAAAATACTTGTCGGTATTGTTGATATTGAGGTTGGTTCAGAGAATGGTTTCCCTGACCCCTATCAGGCGAATGAGCCTATTACTGCTATTGCTATCACCTATCTAAACGGTGTCACGTATGTCTTTGGATGTGGCGACTATGAGGTACAAGGTGATGAACACTATGTCAAGTGTAAAGATGAATGGACTCTCTGTAAGAAGTTCCTACAACATTGGTCAAACAATTGTCCTGATGTAATTACTGGCTGGAATACCAAGTTCTTTGATATACCATATCTTGTAAATCGTTTTCGTAAAATTCTTGGTGAAGATGAAACCAAGAAGTTATCTCCATGGAATCATATCTCAGAACGAAAGACTGTGATTAATGGCAGGCAGATGATTGCCTATGGTTTTACTGGTGTTGAATCACTTGATTATATTGAACTCTACAAATGGTATGCTCCTGGTGGAAAGTCACAAGAATCATATCGTTTGGATAACATCGCTCAAGTTGAACTTGGTGAAGGTAAAATCTCCTATGATGAATATGAGAATCTACACCAACTCTACAAACTAAACTATCAGAAATTTATTGAGTATAACATCAAAGACGTTAAGTTGATTTTGAAGTTAGAAGATAAACTAAAGTTGATTGAATTGGCTCTCACTTTGGCTTATGATACGAAATGTAATTACGAAGATGTATTTGCACAGACTCGTATGTGGGATTCAATGACATATTCCTATCTGTTGAATAAAGGTATTATTGTACCACCACGGGAAGTACAAGATAAAGATGCGGCATTCGAAGGTGCCTATGTGAAAGATGTTCAAGTTGGTAAACATGATTGGGTTGCTAGCTTTGATTTAAATTCACTTTATCCTCACCTTATGATGATGTACAACATCTCCCCCGAAACATTGATTGAACCAGAGAACTACACGGATATCATGCGTGAGATACTTTCTTCTACTGTTTCTGTCGATAAGATGTTAATGAAACAGGTAGATACTTCTAGGCTGGTTAACATTACAATTACACCAAACGGACAATTCTTCAGAACCGACATTCAAGGTTTCTTACCTAAGATGATGGAAGAGATGTATGAAGACCGCAAGAAGTTTAAGAAGATGATGTTGAAGGCATCACAGGAGTATGAGAATGAAAAAGATGAACGTAAGAAATATGAAATCGACAAGCGAGTTGCAAGATACAACAACCTACAACTTGCAAAGAAAGTTTCTCTTAACTCTGCTTATGGTGCTCTTGGTAGCCAGTATTTCCGCTTTTATGATTTACGAATGGCTCTTGGCGTCACTACTGCTGGTCAGTTGTCTATTCGGTGGATTGAAGCTAAGATAAATGCCTACATGAATAAACTTCTCGGTACAGAAAAAGATTATGTAATCGCTTCTGATACCGATTCAATCTATCTCCGTATGGGTGAGTTGGTTGACAAGTTTATCAAAGATAAGTCCGACAAACAAAAAGTAATTGCTCTCATGGATAAAATCTGTGAAGAAAAACTACAACCTTATATTGACAAATCATATGAAGAACTGGCTAATTATGTTCACGCTTATGACCAGAAGATGCAGATGAAGCGTGAAGGTCTTTCTGACAAAGGTGTATGGACTGCCAAGAAACGATATATTCTAAATGTGTATAACAACGAAGGCGTTCAGTATGCCGAGCCTCACATGAAAGTGATGGGTCTTGAGATGGTTAAATCATCTACACCATTGGCTATCCGTGAGAAAATGAAAGAAGCAATTAAGTTAATGATGACCGGTACAGAAGATGATGTACAAAACTTTATTGCCAAATTCAAAGAAGAATTTAAAAAGTTACCACCAGAAGAAATATCTTTTCCACGTGGTATGAATGGTTTGGCTACATATTCGGATACTGTAACTTTATTTAAAAAAGGCACACCAATTCATGTTCGTGGTGCCATCATTTATAATCATAACCTAAAACTACTTGACTTAGAGAAGAAGTATCCTCGTATACAAGAAGGTGAAAAGATTAAGTTTACCTATCTGAAGATGCCAAATCATTTTAAATCAGATGTTATTTCTTATCCATCTAGATTACCAAAAGAATTTGAGCTTGACAACTATATCGATTATGATGTACAATTCGACAAAGCATTTCTGGATCCAATTCGTGTAATCTTGGATTGTATGCAATGGCAACCAGAAAAAACTAACTCACTTATGGACTTTTTCGGATGATTTTTCTAACATTTCTAACAGCAATGGCCTTATCAGGTGTTGCTGCTTACTATTCAGTTATAGGTTTAGCAGCCATATTTCCTGGTTCATTCTGGCCAATTATTATCATGGGTTCGACACTTGAGATAGCTAAACTCGTAACAGTATCTTGGCTATATAGAAACTGGAAGGTTGTACATATTGGTATGAAATCATACCTAACGGTTGCTTGTATTATCTTGATGTTGATTACCAGTATGGGTATTTTTGGTTATTTGTCAAAGGCACACTTAGAACATTCATCTGATACTGCACCAATGGCAAGTAAGGTACAACTAATAGATGAAAAGATTAAAGTCGTAAAGGAAAATCTAGATGCGAATCGTAAAGTTATCAAACAGATGGATGAAATGGTCGACCAAACTATGGGCCGCAGCAATGATGAAAAGGGTATTGCTAACTCCGTGGTCATTAGACGGAATCAACAGAAAGAACGCAGCCGTATACAGACTGAGAATGAAACCTACCAGAAAACAATTTCTCAACTCACAGAAGAAAGATTTCCGTTGCAGATTGAGTTACAGAAAGCGGAGTCGGATTTTGGACCAATTAAATATGTGGCCGAACTAATCTATGGTTCTGGCGATAAAGATATTATTGACAAGGCAGTTAGACTTGTTATAATGCTAATTATGGTCGTATTTGACCCTCTGGCTATATTGTTATTGATTGCTGCCAATATGTCAATGCAACCACAAACAAGAAAACAACCAGACTTAATTTTAGATGAACCTTTACCAGAAGAATTTACTGTACCAAAGGTTGCTGATGTAATACCTGAAGCAGTTAAAGAACCTGAATTGGAAATACCTGTATTTGTTCCTAAACAAGAAACAATAAACGTAGAAAAAGATAACTTAATTGTTTTGGATGAAATGACAGGTGAAACTATGCCAGCCATAACAGAACCAACACACGAAAAAGTAGAAATACATCATGCTCCAGGTGTTTATGAAGAACATCATGTACCTGTTAAAACACTTGAACCTAAGTATGATTATAATGAACCATTTGCATTTAAAGAGAAGGATAATAAATGAGTATACTTGACAAAATTAAAAAGAACAGTTCGATTAAAGATTCGGCTATTCTGGCGAAATCTAAATTCTTTAACAACAAAGATATGATTCAAACCGCTGTGCCAATTATTAACGTGGCACTTTCTGGTAAGTTAGACGGCGGCCTAACTCCAGGTCTTACAATGTGGGCTGGTCCATCCAAGCATTTTAAGACAGCATTTTCGTTATTGATGGCCAAATCTTATATGGACAAATATCCTGATGCAGCGCTTCTATTCTATGATTCTGAGTTTGGTACACCACAATCCTACTTTGACAGTTTCGGTATTGATACTAACCGTGTTTTGCATACTCCCCTTACTGATATTGAGCAGCTAAAGTTCGACATAATGTCACAGTTGACCAATCTTGAACGTGGTGATAAATTAATTATCGTCATTGATTCAATTGGTAACTTGGCATCCAAGAAAGAAGTTGATGATGCACTAGATGGTAAATCAGTTGCTGATATGTCTAGAGCAAAACAAGTTAAGTCCTTATTCAGAATGGTGACACCACATCTATCATTAAAAGACATTCCTATGGTTGTTGTCAATCACACATACAAAGAGATTGGAATGTTCCCTAAAGATATTGTGGGTGGTGGTACAGGTTCTTATTATTCTGCTGATAATATCTTTATTATTGGCCGTCAGCAAGAAAAAGAAGGCACCGATGTTATCGGTTATAACTTCATTATTAATGTGGAGAAATCTAGATATGTCAAAGAAAAATCGAAAATCCCTGTTACTGTTTCTTTTGATGGTGGTATTTCTAAGTGGTCTGGTCTACTTGACCTTGCACTTGAGTCCAAGCACGTGGTCAAACCAACGAATGGCTGGTACTCAAAAGTTGATACCGAGACAGGGGTTATAGAAGAAAAGAAATATCGCATCAAAGATACAGATACAAAAGAATTTTGGATGCCTATCATCAAAGATAAAGCATTTCAAGATTTTGTTGAAAACAAATATCGTGTTGCTTCAGGTAATATTATGTCGAGTGATATACATGAAACATTTGAGGTAGAAACAAGCAACGGAGTTGAATGATGAGTGATGAAGAAAGTCGAATTAAACATTCGAAACGAATTCTAAAAACAGAAAACACAATTAAAAAACAAACTAAGATTGCCAAGACACATGGTATGGAAATTAAAGAACCACATAAGTTAGCCAAACATCATGCACTAGATTGTGGTGTGCCAAATTGTCCTATGTGTTCTTCACCACGCAAAGTGACTGGTGAAAAAACAATACAAGAACAATCTTTTGAACAAACGGAGAAATGGAATGATTGAGGGTATAGATTATTGTTTCATCTATCCAAAAGAAGATGGTACAGCGGTACACATTAAATTTTTAGAAGGACCTTATACAGGTACCATTTTTAAATATGGCAAAGTGAAATTTAAGGAAGAAAACGAACAGGTCTATTTACTTTTTGCTTATGATGTGTTAGAATCACCAGTTGAGAAGCCAGCTAAACTGGAAAAAGATGATGACTTTAAAAACTACCTCGGTGACTTGTTAGTGGAATTAATGTCATCCAATATTGAACAGGAAATTATTGATGAAACTGGAACAGACGATATTAAAGAATCTAATTTACAATGAAGATTACCTCAGAAAAGTATTACCATTTTTAAAAGAAGATTACTTTACAGATAGAACCGACAGGACAATTTTTAATGAGATTTCATCGTTCACGGATGCTTACAATTCAACACCAACGATTGAAGCAGTTGTATTGGCCGTCAAAGAAAGGCGTAATCTTACAGCTGATGAAGTTGAGAGATGTGAAACTACTCTCAAAGAGATTGAACAAACTAAAGGCGAAGAATCCAAGATTCAATGGCTTGTTGACAAAACCGAGCAATTCTGCCAAGAGAAGGCCATATACAACGCTGTATTGGGGTCTATTTCAATCTTGGACGGTAAGGACAAGACACATGAGAAAGGTCAGATTCCCAAGATACTATCGGACGCTTTGGCCGTAAGTTTTGATAACTCGGTTGGCCACGATTACCTGGAGAACAGCGATGAGCGATATGAATTTTACCACAGAAAAGAAGAACGAATTCCTTTTGATTTGGATTTCTTTAACCGTATTACAAAAGGTGGGCTTCCTACTAAGACACTTAATATTGCTCTTGCTGGCACTGGTGTTGGCAAGTCACTTTTTATGTGTCATTGTGCCGCTGGAGCTATGTCGCAGGGTAGAAATGTACTTTATATCACTATGGAAATGGCTGAAGAAAAGATTGCAGAAAGAATAGATGCAAACTTATTGAATGTAACCATTGATGACTTGGTGAATTTACCAAAAGATATGTATGATAAGAAGATTGCCAAACTGAGAGAGAAAGTTGTTGGTAAATTAATCATCAAAGAATATCCAACCGCATCTGCTTCCGTCACACACTTTAGAACATTACTCAATGAACTCAATCTTAAAAAATCTTTTGTACCTGATATTATTTTCGTTGATTACCTCAATATCTGTTGTTCTTCTCGTATTAAACCTGGATCAAACATCAACTCTTATACCTATGTCAAGTCGATTGCCGAAGAATTGCGAGGTCTTGCCGTTGAATGCGGAGTACCAGTTGTTTCGGCTACACAAACAACTCGGTCGGGTTTTACCAGTTCCGATCCCGGACTTGAGGACACAAGTGAGTCTTTTGGTTTGCCAGCAACCGCTGACTTGATGTTTGCTTTGATTTCTTCCGAAGAATTGGAAGAACTTGGACAGATTATGGTGAAACAGTTGAAGAATCGTTATAATGATCCAACAATGTATAAAAGATTCACACTTGGTGTTGACCGTGCAAAGATGAGATTGTATGACGTAGAACAATCGGGACAAGATGGTCTTGCTGATGCTGGTATTGTAGATAAGCCAATCAATACATTTGGTGACCGTGAACGAACAAAGAAAAAGTCATTTGATGGATTTAAAGTATGATTAACACAAAACAATTGAAAGAAGTGAATCTTAGATTTAATAATAGTTCATGGAATCCAGAAAGCCATAATATTATTTTAAAGTATGATGCCGAATCAAAAATAGGATTTTCTGTCAATATAGTTCCTGTTTATGTTGAACCCAAAATCGAAGATTTGAGTTTAGCCAATAATATTTTGAAGAAATTTACAAAATGAATTTAAATAGAGAACAGGCATTGTATTGTGCAAATGCTTTCCATGAATATTTTAGTGACATGGGTAGTATTGAACAATACATGCGTGATGAGAAACTAAAATCTGTTGATGAAATACCAGCATCATTGTTTCCACCAGAAGATGATTTGTTTTCAGATTTCACTATGCACCCAAATGATATGGATATTGAAGTATGTGAGATACCAAATGATACATGGGAAACATTAGTTGCGATTACATCATCTCATGTGAACAAAGCACCAGTCGGTAGGAATATTCAGTTGGCAATCAAAGAGAAGAACACAGGAAAGATTCTTGGTTTTATCCGTCTTGGTTCACCAGTAATCTATATGAAACCAAGAAATGATTTGTTAGGACAAGTTTGGATTCAGAATCCAGACACAGCCAAACGATTTAATCAATCCACGATTATGGGTTTTGTTATCGTACCAGCACAACCCTTTGGATTCAATTACCTTGGTGGTAAATTATTGTCTGCCATTTGTACCTCACATACAGTTAGGGAAATGTGTAATAAGAAGTATAATATGGAACTTTGCCTGTTTGAGACTACCAGTTTGTATGGTACAACAAAGGCAGTATCACAATATGATGGTATGAAACCATATATTCGTTATAGAGGTCTTACTGAATCTGATATGGTACCGATGATGCATGGTCCAAGATATCATAAACTTAAAGACTATGTGGAGGATATTACTGGTGATTTATTGGCCGGTGATACATCAACCACTAGTAGAAAACTTAGGACTTTTACCAAGATTATAGCTTTAACTAAAGCGGCACTTAAAGGTAGTTCTGAAGGGGAGGCATTCCAAGCAACGATTGAGAACGCTAAGGGGTTGACAGAAAAGAAAAGATATTACACTTCAGATTACGGATTTGCCAATATGGTTGATTTTATGAATTGCAAAACAGATAAATTATTGCCTGGTGAAAATTATCACAAACATGATTTAGAAAATGTCGTTACATGGTGGAAGACCAAAGCTATAAATAGATACGATACCCTTAAATCTGAGGGTAGATTAAGAACCGAACTAGAAGTTTGGACTTCAGGTAAAGACATACAAATTATTAGGTGAAAATATGAGTGCTGTATCGGATAAATTCGAAAAAGATGTTGCAGAAGAAGTTGATAAAATTCCTGGAATAAAAGCAACACGACCGAGTGTTGGTACAGATTTCTCTGATGTTAAAGTTGAATATAAGAATATCAAAACTTGGCTTGAAGTTAAAATGTCACATAAAGACAATTTATCAAACCCAAGAGTATTCTATGATAAAGGTAAATGGCAGACAACATATAAAACACCTGCAGCAAAAGCAGCAGTTGATATACTAAACAAATCATCACAAGCAAAAAAATTCATCAAAGATATTGCTGAATACTCCGGTATTCCAGTAAAAGATATTAAGATACCAACAACAAAATCAGGCCTAAAAGAACCTGGTGCTGTTCCACTTATAATGATGAAGAAATATTTTGACCAACCTGGAAAGAATCGTTACATTGCAAACGAAGAAGGCCAAGATTTAGGTGCTTTAGTAACTGAACATTATACAATCGGCAAAACAGAACCAGCATATTACATGCAAGCAGGTGATGATTTTTATCGTATATCAAATAAGAATCCATTTAAACTAGATACAAAGATTCCTTTACTTAAAGGTTTTGGTGACTTTAAAGTACGTGTTGCAACTCGTTCCGAATTTTATGAAGTACAAGCAGAAATCAAGATTGATGAGATGCCAGATAGTAAATATTCCGTTGCACCAAAAACAAAGAAGTTAAATCCATTTTTAACAATGAAGAAATAAGATATGAAAAATGTAATTGACGATGATGATGATTTTGGATTCTCTGTCATTTCGGCAGCAGACTATGAAGCAAGAATAACCAAAGCAGCCAAAGATGCTGAGTATGAAGCATCATCATTAACAGCTGACCAGTATAGAGCACAACTATTGGAATTGGAAAAGATTATTATTCCATTCTTGGAAAAACTTCGTGATACTGGAGATAAAGAATACATATATTGGCCTAATAGAACTCCTGCTATTCAAAAACAAATTGCAAAAATTATAAAACTAACAAGAGAATAATTATGAATCCATTGATAACGGTGATAACACCTACCACAGGTGCACCATGTGTTAGACAAGCATTAGAATCTGTTAAAAACCAAACATATAAAAATATACAACATTTAGTTGTTGTTGATGGTCAACCAAAAGGCCATGTGATATCATCAGAATATCCACATATAGATTTAGTTGACCTTCCATACCCAACAGGAAAAGAACAATATAATGGCCATAGAATATATGGTGCAATGACATACATTGCTAAAGGTGACTTTTTTTGTTTCTTGGATGAAGATAACTGGTATGAACCAAATCACATTGAATCTTTGGTTAATGTTATATCAAAAGGAAATCAATGGGCATACGCACTGCGTAAAATTGTCAACCAAGAAGGTGAATACATATGTAATGATGATTGTGAATCTTTGGGTAAATGGGAATCAGTTATCAATGATAAATTTATTGATGTTAATTGTTTTATGGTACCAAAAGGTGGTGCAATAGGTTTTTCACCATATTGGTATCGTAGAGCCAGACACCCACAAGAACAACCAGAAGTTGATAGAATATTATCTCCATTTATGATGCAAAACTTTAAAGAGTTTGATACAAATGGAGAGTATACAATAAATTATAGAGTTGCTAGTCGAGCAGATTCGGTACAAGCTGGATTCTTTGTAAATGGCAATGAGATGATGAATAAAAAATATAATGGAGTTTTACCATGGCGCAAAAAGACCTGATTATAGGTGCATTTAAAAATTATAACTTCGAACAAGTTAAACCTTGGATTAAATCTATAAATGAATGTGGATTTAAAGGTGATAAAGTTCTGATTGCAATCGATACATCAGAAGAAACAAATCAAAAAATTGCAAAAGAAGGATTTACTGTTGTATCAACAAAATCCATGTCTGGTGCTATGTTTCATATGGAACGCTTTATTCACATCTATAATTTCCTAAAGGATCATACTGATTATCGTTATGTTGTGAGTACGGATGTTCGTGATGTTATATTTCAACGTGATCCAATGGAATATTTAAATGATTGTATTACTACGGATACTGCTTATGAATTGCTTGCTGTATCTGAATGTATCAAAGTCAAAGATGAACATTGGAACCGTGATAATATTCTGAAGTGTTTTGGTCAATATTTCTTCGATGAAATAAAGGAACGAGAAATCTTAAACGTTGGTACTTTGGCTGGTAAGTCACACATGGTTGCAGATTTGTGTGGTATGTTATATCAATTATCATTGAATAGAGCGGATTGGGTTGCTGACCAAGCTGCATATAATATATTAATGAATTGGTTCCCATATATTGGTATCACAAGAATTAGTGGACTGAATGATGGTTTCTGTTGTAATCTACATGTAACGAATAAACCAATTGAGAGAGACCACTTTGCACCATTCATTACGGAGAAACATCCAATATTTGAAGATGGTTTGATGAAAACTGGATATGGAAAAGAACCATACTATATTGTACATCAATACGACAGAGATCCAGTATTGAAGAAATTCTATGAAGAAAAATATGGCGTTGAAGAATTAATTACTTTTAGGACAACATGATGAGTGATATTACTATTGTTACTGCTTTTTATGATATTGGTCGTGGTGACTGGACACCAGACAAAGGATTGCCACATTACTTACAGAGAACCACCGATACATACATCGAAAGATTTTCACATATGGCTCAGATGGAAAATGAGATGGTTGTCTTTTCTTCACCTGATATAATTGAAAAATTAATACCATTGCGCAAAGACAAACTGACAAGATGGGTTCCTTTTGATTTCTTTAATGAATATGCAGATTTGATTCAAAAGATTCACAACATTCATAAGACAGATAAGTTTCAAAATTCAATTCATCCGAGTCAAAGAGCAAATCCTGAATATTGGAATGCACATTATGTGGTTGTGAATTTTCTAAAATCGGCATTTGTTAACATTGCAATGGAACGTAACTATGTTAAAAACGAATTGGTTTCTTGGTTAGATTTTGGTTATTGCCGAACACCAGATAAAATCCCACAAAGTAAAAAGTGGTCATATGATTTTGATGTTAATAAGATGCATCTATTCAATTACAAAGATTATGATAATAGACCAATACCAGAAATAATCTCAACAAATGATGTATACATATTAGGTGCAAAGATTGTTGGTGGTAAATCAGCATGGCCAAAGTTCAAAGAACTTATGGAACAAAGTTTGAAAGATTTGAATGATAATGGTTTAGTTGATGATGACCAAACACTTATGTTAATGTCAACAATCAAAGATCCTAGTTTATTTGAACTACACAGAATTCCGGATCACCAACTTGGTTTGGATCCATTTGTTATTTTTAAAGACTTTAATAAAGAGGTATAATATGAGTGATGTAATTAAATTTGATACTGTAACGCAGGCTTTTGGCATAGTACCTGGACAACATAAATGTTCTGGTTACGGACTAGGTGAATTAACCAAAGGTATGAAAGTTGGTTTGGAGATTGGTTGTTCAGAAGCTCATACATCAAAATTTCTATTGGATACTAATCCAGATTTGAAACTATATTCAATTGACCCATACGTTCCATATACAGATTGGAATGGAAATGTATTAAATGACCGACAAGAATTTTTTGAACGTGTGACAAAAGAGATGGTCGTATATGGTGACAGATTCGTTTTGATTAGAGACTTCTCAGATAATGTAGTTGACCAATTTGCTGATGGTTCACTAGACTTCATCTTCATTGATGGTTTACATACCTACGAACAATTAACAATAGACTGTAACAACTATTACTCCAAAGTTAAAACTGGTGGAATCTTCTCTGGCCATGATTTCCGAGTTATTCCTGGTGTTAACAAAGCAGTTTTGGAATTTGCTGCCAAACAATCCGTTGATAAAATACTCGAAACCGAATGTGACGTTTGGTATTGGTACAAATGAAAACTATTTTCATTGTAACTTCCTGTTTAATACCTGCAATAGGTGTTTTCAATGAAGAACAAAGATTAAATCAAACACTACAAACAATTGATTCTATTAGAAGAAAGTCACCAGAGTCAATTGTAATATTGTCTGATGTATCAATAAGACCATTAGATTCCAATTATGATGAACTAATTTCAAAAGTCGATTTGTTTTTGAATTTGAGTTCCGTTGACTTTTTATTACAGTTGACAAAAAATGGAATGAAAAGTCATGGTGAATGTATTATGACAAATGTTGTTTTGAATTATCTTTTGGAGAATCCAAATATATTAACCGATGTTAAAAGAATCTTTAAAATAACTGGTAGACTCCAACTCGATGATGGTTTCAACATGGAAAAGTATGAAACATTAAGTGGTAAATATGTATTTAAGAAATGTATACCAACTTGGATGACCAATCCTGTACATGGAGCAACTCATGTTTTTGATACCCGTCTGTGGTCTATGTGTACAACTTTGATAGAAACACACAATAAAGCATTGGAAAATGTATTCCCGTTATTGAATTCAATAGACCTAGAACATGCCTACTACGCATGTTTAGATAAAGAAAAGATTGTCGAATTTGAAAAAGTTCATTGCCGAGGTCAAGTGGCATCAAACGGTGAATGGAAATTCGACTGATTTTTCGTACTATATATCGGATCGAACAATTGACATTTTTGGTGGTCTCTGGTATAATCTATTATAAATAACCCACAGGCAACCAAAGTGTGTTGCATTTCTAAGGGTATAATCTATGTTATCATTTCAATCTTTCCTGAAGGAAGAAGCCGAAGGTGGTGAATTAAAACACATACACCACGCTGAAGACCGTCCGTTGATGCACGGTCATTCTGGTTTCGAACATGCACATGCCGCTTTAATGAAGGCTCATGCGCACATGACGGCTGGTGCCAAAAATAGTAATCTAACCATGAAATATGATGGTTCTCCATCTATTGTATTTGGTCACCACCCTAAAAATGGTAAGTTCTTTGTTGCTACCAAGTCGGCCTTCAATAAGAATCCAAAGATTAACCATACAGAAGCAGACATTGAAAAGAATCATGGTCACGCACCAGGTCTTGTACAATCACTAAAACACGCTCTCAAACACCTACCAAAAGTAACACCTAAGACTGGTGTATATCAAGGTGACTTGATGCACCATGCTGATACAAAATCAATTAATGAATCTTTGGTTTCGTATGAATCTTTGATTTATGAAGCAAAAGCAGGTGGAAAAGTATCATTTACACCAAACACAATTACATATACTGCTCACGGCAAAGAAGCAGATAAGGTTAAAAGGTCTAAAGTCGGTGTAGTAGTTCATCAAAAATATAATGCTGACATGACTTCTGCCTCTCCTCATGTTGACCATGAAAACTTTAAAGAACATCCAGATGTTCATATTCATGGTGCAGAACACGATACATCTAAGGTTAAACACTCACCAGCAAACGAATCTGGATTTCAAAAACACATGGCTGCTGGCAAAGAGATACATGATACTCACGGACATAAAATGTATGATGCCGTTCATCCATCACACTCTGGTGAAACAGGTCATCTATCTACCTATATTAACAAGACAGTTCGTACAGGTGAAGTTCCTAGTGTCAAAGGTTTCAAAGAACATCTGAAAGATGTACATGAGAAATTAGCAGCTAAAGTAAAAACTGAAAAATCCAAATCTGAAAAAACTGGTGAAGGTGCCAAACAAATTGCTCATGTGGAAAAGAACAAATCACATTATGGTAACTTATTGACCATGCATCACCACCTTCAACAAGCCAAAAACCATTTAGTTAATTCTTTAGAATCACATGAAGGCCATTACCAACATCATATTGCTGGTAAGAAGTCAAAACCCGAAGGTTTCGTTGTTCACCACGAAAATCAACCAACCAAATTGGTAAATCGTGCTGAGTTTGCTAGACAAAATTTATTAAAGGTAAGAAAATGAGTTTACAACTTAAAATATATTTAACAAGAGCCGGTCTAGTTACCGAAAGTAAAACACTCGAAAAAGAAATTGAAGATTTCTTACAATACTTACGCCAACATGACGGTGAAGGTGATGACGATGAACATCCAGATGAAATTGAAGATGATGAAGATGATAATACTGAAGGTAAAAAACAGTTAAAAGAAGAAAAAGAAAAAAGTTATACCTCTAATGATAAAGGGGTTTTACATGAGTTACTAGTAGGTAAACACCTATTGGGTAAACACATGACTTTACATAAAGATAAATCGGGTGATAGTCCAAAAGTAGCACATGATAAAATTAAAGATGCTTTACATAAAAAACATGGCAACCACGATGAATATAACAGATTGAATGCAAAAGCCAAAAGTGCAGCTGATGATATAAGAAAACATGTAGAGAAGAGTGGCCATAAAATACATGATGTTCACTGGACTTCAAAACCAGGTGATATAAAGAAATCGACAGGAATTGAAGCTTCACAAAAAGAAGATGCTTCCGATATTATGATTCATACACATCATGAAAAAACTGGAAAGAAAAAATTCGTTGGTGCCAGTTTAAAAGTTACTGATGGAAAAAACAAACACATTACCGCATCAAATCCTGGTATGGAAGCGACTCATGGTGCACATGATGTGGTTGAAAAACATAGAAAAGAACTTTTGAAGACACATCCAAAATTAGTCGGTGTAAAGAGTCCAGAGAAAAGAAAAGAAATGATGAATTCTGATCCGAAGATGAAAGAAGATGTAGTTAAAAGAAACCATAAAGCCACGGTTGATATTGCTAAACATTTACACAAACAATTATCAACTGGATCAAAAGAAAATTTGGTACATCACATAAAAACGCATGTGTTACAATCAAATAAAACTCCATTACAACACAATGGCCATGAACACATAAGACATACAACTTACCAATCTAGCAATAAGACAGGTAATAAAACAATCCACGATTCTGTTGATCCTAGTGAACATTGGAATCATAAATTAAACGACCATAAGAATATTTCGGTTCACCATGATGGTAAGAGTGGAACAATTCATTTTAAACATAATGGTAAAACTTTTGCAACACATAGAATTCGTGTTTCCTCTAGTAGTGATCCAATGACAAGTTTCAAAGGTGATGGAAAAGCAGTCGAATGAAATCCTTTTTAGATTTATTACAGGAAGATAAAAGTGGTGATGTTCACCACGTTATGGCCTTTGGCCGTATGAATCCTCCTACAACTGGCCATTTGAAAGTAATTGATAAGGTCAAAGAAGTTGCTGCGAAACATAATGCTGGACATACTGTTGTAACATCACATTCACAAGATAAGAATAAGAATCCATTATCTGCTACACAAAAAATTAAACACCTCAAGAGATATTCTCCAGGTACCAATTTTGAAGCATCCAACAAAGAACATCCATCTTTCTTACATCACGCTGCCAAACTACACAAACAAGGTGTAACACATCTTCATATGGTGGTTGGTTCTGACCGTGTTGCCGAAGTAAAAGAGAAATTAAACAAATACAATGGCACACATCCTGGTGCTCTATATAGTTTTAAAAAGATACATGTACATTCTGCTGGCCAACGTGATCCTGATTCAGAAGGAACAGCAGGTATGTCTGGCACCAAGATGCGTGAACATGCCAAAAATAAAGACATTAAATCTTTTAGGCACGGTGTTCCATCACATGTATCAGATACACATGCAAAACAATTAATGCATGATACTCGTACAGGCATGGGTATACACGAATCCTCTTATCATGGTTTGTTCAAAGCAGTCTTTGTAACTGGTGGACCAGGTTCGGGTAAAGACGTTGTTATCCGTGAGTCTATTCCACACCAAGGTGCTGTAGAAATCAATTCGGTTCAGGCTTTTGACTATCTGATGGACAAACAGAAGTTATCTGAAACCACAAAAGACTATCGTAGAGAAGCCATTCGTTCCCGTCTTCCTTTGATTATTAATGGTCCGGCTGATGACCATTACAGAATGATTACAATCAAAGAAGAGTTGGAAGAACTTGGATATGAATCAATGATTGTTTTTGTTGACACAACTAATGAAGCTAGTCAACAAAGAAATGAACGATTGACCAAAATGGTATCAGAATCAGTCAGAAAAGAGAAATGGGAACTGGCTCAATCAAGTAAAGAAGCATATCGTCAGAATTTTGAACGATTTGTAAATTTTGATAATAGTGAATCACTAGAATCAATACAAGAAGATATCACCTCAACATATCAAAAGGTTGATAACTTCTTTGCAGGCGAGTCTTATACTGAAACGGCAAATATGTGGATAGAAAACCATGTGCCGCTAAAT